GAGAACATGGAGCCAGGCTTGGAGAAGAGATTCTTCAAAGATACATCCAATCAAATGAACAACAGTTTAAAGTATTAAGAAGATTATCTGTTGCAATTGATGATTTTAGGGAGCTTGGACTTTCAGAAGAACAAATTGCTTTTGTATTAAGAAAAGAAGTTGGCGGGATTCAAGGATGGCAGGGCATTATGAATCATGTCTATGTTCCTAAAGCGCCTAAGCCAGAAATCACTACTAAACTTTATGAAGCAGAAACTGATAAGCGAAGAAATGTCGCGCCTGTAGGACAGATGCTTGATGAGCTTGGCAGATCTTATGAAGAAGATCAGTTCCCATTACCACAACCAACTCAAGAAAGACCAATGCCGCTTTCTGAACAATTGCCTGACTTGATTAAACAAGCTCCACAACAAGCATCGGGTCTTTACAACAGAGCTAGGCAATTCTTAAGATCAGAAGAAGAAAAGAAGTTAATGGGCGGTAGCTAGGTTGATCCCCAGACGGGCTAAGAAAAAGAAAAGCAAATACTTTGCGATCAAGACTGAGTACGATGGAATCACTTTTGATTCAAAGCTTGAGGCTGCTCGATACAAGATATTGAAAGAGCGTCAGGAGAAACATGAGATATCAGACCTGGAAATTCAGATAGATTTCCCATGTGTCATCACGGTAGATGGAAAAGAAAAACACATCTGCAAGTACATAGCTGACTTTAAGTACAAAGACTACCATGGTGACTGGGTGATTGAGGATACCAAGGGCGTGATCACCCAGGTGTTTAGCCTCAAGAAGAAACTCGTTGAGGCTCTGTACCCAGGCGTAAAGATTAATATCGTTAAAGATCCCAGGGTTTAGAAAGCGTCCTTAGTTTCATCCATATGCTCAACTGTGCTACCAGGGAATTCTGTCTTAATGTCCTGGGCCATCTCCATCATCTTCAAATCAAACTGACACTTCGATAACTCCCTGAGTTCCGCACTACTATAGTAATGACCAGGCTCTCTGGCCGAAGGGATCGCGTTATAGAACTTAGTAAAGCCAGCTTCATATGCGATCTTGGTATCATCACTTTCATCTGGCAGGTGAGTCGCAGTAGTAATCAGCTTGGGATTCCATAGATGGTTCTCACAACTAGCCCTTTGAGTATCCAGATCAAGCACCTTGTTGGTCCTGGTGCATATCCATGTAGCTCCATTAGTGTTTATTAAGGGCTTAGAGAATGCACAGTTCCTGCAATTCACTGATTGAGGGAACCTTTTTCGCTGATATATGTCGACATACGCCTTAGACTGCCCCTTAAGCCGCCAGTCCTTCTCTGACATTCTGCCTTGGTGAGGAGGCTCTTCACTAGTAATGATCCTCTCAGCGCGTTCCTGCGCCTTCTCCCAGATGTCTGGGTTATAGTCTATGATTTGTGAGTAGATCTTGCTGTTATTCTTGTTGACTACAATCACCATGCATTTGGTCAGACCAAACACGCCCATGTACCCATGGATCTGCCATCGGTAAGTCTCACTCCAGAGCTCGTAGTCACCCAGCTTTTCCAGTTCTTTCCAGCGTTTGTCGTTTGCGCTCTTGACTTCGAGCAGTACAACCTCATCCTCATTTGGTTCAGGCAGTACTCCGCGCAGCCATCCATCACATGATCCTGCGAAGTGTCCTCCCAGGGTAGATGCCCTGATCTGGTTGCCATTCTTATCATGAGAAGCAATCGAAACGCCAGTCGCTTCCTTACTATCCCTGATGTTATCAACCACCTGGTCCTCGATACGGTTACCCAGATCAAACAGCCTTAACATGCGGCCATCAAAGTCGCTGGGCAAACACCAGCGGAAACTCATCCACTGCTTATGTTCATCATCGTCTCCAATAACACTGAAACCAAGATGCCCCCTATGCCCCTCGTTGTTAGAGGCAATCCACTCATCAACCTTTTCAATAATAGACGCTGACAACATTCCAATACCTTCCTTCTTTTCTTAAAGTAATTCTTTGTATGTGATCAAAGCACCCATGGTCATTGATCAGTTCTTCCCCTTGTGAGATTGTGTAAGGAACCGGAGTCCCGCTAACCGCACATGCCTTCCACTTCTTCTTCGCAATCATTCCCGCAGGTCCGTTCATGCCTATCATGAATGGCATAGACTGAGGCCAAAACTCATCGACTAGTTTGAACTCAACATTCAAATATTCATTGCCCTTCTTGGATTTCTTGATGACGGCACGCGCAAACTCAACCTCTTTAATCTTTTCAACTTCCTTAAAGCTGCCATTCATTTCATCTGAAAGCACACTGCCTTGAGCAGCGGTACGACTGGTCGCAACCTCTGGTTCGCTTCTTGGAGGCGCGTATCCCATTTTAGGCTTGTCTGCACCGCACTCAATACACTTCTTATCGATCCAGTCATTGACAGCCAGACATGGATGTCCTGCCGATGTCACCGCATCACATACCCATATCTTTGGCTCATCATCATCTGGCTTTGTCGAGGGCGCAGCCTTATCAATACACCCATGGCGATCAATGTTCTCTCCGTAATCAAGGAGCAAGCAATCTTTCTTATCACCCCATGTGCGCATACCTCGACCGCATATCTGCACATAAAGGCCGAGGGATTTCGTTGGTCTAAGAAGCGCAATGCAATCGGTCCTGGGCGCGTCCCATCCTTCGGTAAGTACGGCTACGTTACACAGCGCGTTGATCACACCGTTCTCAAAGTTCTCCAGTATCTCAGCGCGATCCTTGTCTGGTGTTTCAGCGGTGATGACAGCGGCCTCAACTCCTGCATTCTTTAACAGCATGCACATCTTGTTGGCGTGAGCTACAGTAACGCAGAAGAACACAGTGCTTAATCGGCCTTTGCTGTATGCCTTATCAATCCAGTCAGCTATCACCGCAAGCATGGTTTGATCTTCCATGGCCAGCTTCTCAAGATCTGATTCACGGTAGTCGCCGCCCTTGAATTTAACCCTGGCGGTAGACGCATCGATGACAGCATTCTCATTTACCTTGAACGCAGACAAGCGACACAGGTAGCCGTCTTTAATAAGCTTGGGGATCCCTATTTGGTAAGACACACCGCCAAAGAATTCTTCCTCAAGGCCATAGATAAATCCCTGGCCCATGCGGTATGGGGTAGCGGTTACGCCAAATATCTTAGGCGCATAGTACTGGGTCGTATTAAAGTTATTAAATATCTTTTGATATCTACTTGCTTTTTCCAACCCAACATGGTGAGCCTCATCAACAATGATGTAATCAAAGTGACCAGAACTTTCTAACCGCTTGGTCGTTGCAAGCGTATCTCTGCTTGCAATAACTATGTTGGACTCAACATCAAACTCTTTTAACCCAGCAGCTAGTATGCCGCACGGCGCGCATGGCCAGACAGACAACAACTTATCCTTAGCCTGGCTGATTAACTCCTGCCTGTGAGCAAGGATAAGAACCCTGCAATTAGGATTCGTTTCAAACAGCTGCTTAATGATTGTTGCAAAGACAACGGTCTTACCGCTGCCAGTAGGCAATACAATCAGCGGGTGAGTTGATTGTGTGTCCAGCCACTTGAGCGTTGCATCAATGGCTTCTTGCTGATAATACCTTAGCTTCATTTAACCTATAGTTCCTGTGAATATCTTCAGAAGTCTTACTCCAATAGGTCCTGGGCCACTCCTTTAAGTCGTTCTTACCCAGAATTTTATTGACCGCACGCTTCCTTCGATTCAAACGTATTTTTTCTAATGACATATGATTTCTTCTCCGTCTTCGGGAGAGAACATATTCTGTTTAGCGTTTTCAATAAAACGATCTAGCGAATCCCTGTCAGAAAACTGCAAGTGATAAGCTAGTGCATAGGACAAGCAAGCTTCCATGAAAATATCAGGGTCAGCTCCATCATTCATTGCGGTTTGAAACAGCTCTCTAAGCGAGTTCAATGCTTGCACATGGTCTTCGCTTTTGAATTCAATCTCTACCATCATTCTCTCTCCAGTCGTTGGACTTCAGCTATTGCATAAAACAATATCTTCTTCGCATCACGCAGCTGATCACTGTGAGATGCTTGCCCATATCTATAACATGCCCTGAATATTTCACCAATCTGCGCATTCATATCCTTGTGTGATATCAAGTGCTGTAATTCCTTGGCGTACCCAGGAAGCTCGTAGTACGAAGCAGTGCTTCCGTCTGACTTGACTTTCTGCTGCTCACTCATTACTTAGTCCTCCAAATCCTGTAACCAGATATAGAGCCATCATCTTTGTAATATGTTTTAATCTTGGGGTTTAGGTCGTACCTATGCATCTTAACTCTAATTGAATTTACGCTATGGCGAGCTTTGCTTTTAATCTGACCGCTCTTATCTCTAACCACTGGGTTTTCAGTCTCTTCAATCCATCTACAATCACCAACCTCTGGAAATAATTTAAGAAACTTTACTCTGCCCTTGCTGTTTGAATCCTCCATGCCTATCGGGACGTTCTTTTCTAACGTGCCATAATCTTTATTCATCTCTATCAACCTTCTTTGCAATTGCTCCTACCACCTGGGCAGAAGCAGGTATGTGCTTTTGAATGTCAGCAAAAGGAATGTTTTCTATCCTGGCTACTTCAACCTTGCCATCGATCTTGTATTCAACTTCCATATCAAACTTTGCTTGTTCCATGGGTTAGCTCCCAAGATGTAGATGTATGAACTTCTTTCTGTCGAGCAGCCCAATATCAAAGTCAACTTCTTCAAGCCTTTCGATGAATTCGCCCCAGTAACCGCATCGATTGAGCAGTTCAGCAGTGGCTTCCTTCACTGAATCAATATCAACCAGGCCGTCCTTGGTGATGGCCTTATGAGTAGAAACGTAATACACATGTTCCATCCTCTTCCACGGTCCGACTCTGCCATCAGATGAAGTCGATTCAACTTCTTCGTAGTGATCCAGAATCAAACCATACTCACCGTCTTCAAAGTCACCAATCGCTTGGTAATTAATTGTTTTGTCTTCGCTCTCGTATACATGACCCACGCTGTTATCATCAAGAGACCAAACGATATCATCGACTGT